ATTGTGACTACTGTAGAAGTCATAAGAAACTAGGTACAGTCGTCACTCTGAACGACCTGATTGAAATGTAAATAAATTAAACAAGCCGTGCATTCTTGTAAAACTGCGAACTAGAAAGCGTCAAAAAACGGTCATGTGACCTTGGACGAGCGACTGCCCGTATTTAGCCAAACTCACAACAACAGAGGCAGTCGCATTTTTTGAAAATAAAAGAATGAAATTTTTGGATTTATTCGCTGGCATTGGTGGATTTCGTTTAGGAATGGAATCAGCCGGGCATGAATGTATAGGATTTTGTGAAATAGACAAATACGCTAGAGCCAGTTATAAAGCGATACATAACACTGAAGGAGAAATAGAGCTACATGACATCACAACAGTATCAGACGAGTCTATTCGAGGATTCGGAAGTTTGGACGTTATCTGTGGAGGATTTCCGTGCCAGGCTTTCAGCATTGCGGGACACAGACGAGGTTTTGAAGATACACGAGGAACTTTGTTCTTTGAAATCTGTCGGTTCGCATCTATTCTCAGACCTAAATATCTATTCCTTGAAAACGTCAGAGGACTCCTCAATCATGACGGGGGGGCTACATTTGAAACCATCATCAGAACCTTGGACAGACTGGGGTATGATGTGGAATGGCAAGTTCTTAATAGCAAAAATTTTGGAGTACCACAGAATCGGGAGCGTGTGTTCATTATCGGACATCTTAGAGGACAACGTACCAGAAACGTTTTTCCTCTCGGACGAGAAAGTCAGTCAATTAGTAGTCAATCAGTCGTGAAAATCGGCAATGTAAACCCATCTGGGAATGGTATGAATGGGGAGGTCTATCAAGCTGATGGTTTAGCTCCAACACTTACAACAAATAAGGGAGAGGGGCAAAAGATTGCTATACCCGTGCTAACTCCTGACAGGGCAGAGAAGCGACAAAATGGCAGACGGTTTAAAACGGACGGTGAGCCTATGTTTACGTTGACGGCACAAGATAGGCATGGAGTTGTCGTTGAAAATGAAATAAAAAAATATGGAACAATTCAACCGAACTTTAACCAAAGCGGAGTCGTCTATGATACAGACGGCATAGCGCCAACGTTACGAGCGTATCAAGGAGGAAATCTTGAACCTAAAATCAGAGTTAAAGAAGCAACATCGCAAGGATATGCTGAAGCAGAAATTGGAGATAGTGTAAATCTATCTCATCCAAACTCTAAAACTCGCAGAGGTAGAGTTGGTAAACAGATAGCAAACACTCTTTTGACTGGAGAAAGTCAAGGGGTGGTTGAGCCTGATTTCAGAATTAGAAAACTGACACCTCGTGAGTGTTGGAGATTACAAGGATTTCCAGACTGGGCTTTTGATAAAGCGCAAGAGGTCAACTCTAACAGTCAACTGTACAAACAAGCAGGAAATAGCGTGACAGTCAATGTCATCGCTGCAATAGCAAAGGAGCTACAATGAAAAATCTGACCTTATCGTTAGACATTTCAACTACTGCGACAGGCTGGGCTTTATTTGAAGGCTCTGACCTTGTCCAGAGTGGTGTCTTAAAACATAAAAGCAAGTCATTCTTTGAACGTGGGCGCTTCATGGCTGGAGAATTAAGAACCATTCAATTAAGAGCCTTACAACGCTATGAAGGACCGTTTGAGTCGATTGTGGTCGAGAAAAACTCGGTCATGGGTCCTAATCAACAATCTATGATCAGTATCGGAATTGTGACAGGTCTTATCCTTGGACGGTTAGTCGCTGACAACGTGTATTTTGTGAACGTGTCGACCTGGCGCAAGTACTGGAAGTTCAGTTATAAAGACCGTAGTAAAAAGTCTATGAAGTTGCAATCCGTTGCTAAAGTGTCCGAGAACTTCGACTTAAACGTTAAAGACGACGAGGCTGATGCTATTCTGATTGGTTCATACTTTGTCAATCACGGTCACGAATTCGGAGACCTGGAAAGCCACAGAATAAGTTAAGGAGTGTAATTATGAGTTTTACTGTGACATTATATTTTGACGATATGGTAGACGAGACCCACTTTTTCAAAAAAGAAGAGGATGCTATCAAATGTAGAACCCGACTAGAGAATAAGTATCGAGGCGATCGATTATATCGAGTAAAAATCGAAAGGGTAGAATGATGAGCATAAATGAAACATTGCTGAAAGGCTACAAACACTCGCTGGAACTGGCAAACGAAAGGATAGCTGAGTTGTCTAAACCCACTATTAAATCACTAGCGCATTCACGGTCAGCAGAGCGTGATTTCTTGAAAAAGAAAGTGAAGTTTTATGAAAGAAAAATAAAGGAGCTAGAAGAAAAATGAAACGATTTATTGCGATTTGGATTGTCTTGTCAGCCACTTTGAATATCTGGCAATGTGTCCACATTAAAAATCTTGAAAAAAAGCGCCCGATGCTGGTCTATAAGGCAGATAATAAAGGCGCAGAAATAAAAGGGATAGTCGTCAATAAAGAGAAAATTGGCGATATGCACACGATCATGGTTAGAAACCAAGGCGTATTCGTGGTATCTCAAGAGAATTATAATTCTTTAAAAATCGGAGACGAGGTAAATTTTTAAATGGTCAGCAAATTGGTAAAGTTACACATTTTGAGTCACGCCTTAGAATATTATCTCAAGCGTGAAGGCGCATCTCAAAAAGACATCAGGCAAGAACTTTCAGTCTTGAATGAAATTGAAAAAGAATTAGAGGAGTGTAAAAATGAAAAAACAGGAATTAATTGAGGGAATTGAAGCCGTACCAGCACATAATACAAGAACCAGACCTTGGATTGATAAGAAAATAGTTTTAGGGCTTATCAGACAACTAGACGAACCGCAGAAAGTCAAAGTTCCGCCGTTTGTATCGGTTTGGTATAGGGTAAACAAAGATAATTTATATAAAAACATTGCATATCTTTGTGCGAATTGGGAAAAATCAACAACAACTGACAATGTTCTTTTTAACTGGATGTCGAATACAGATAATTTTGTCCAAATTCTCGTCAACATGCACCAATTCGGCTACGAGGTCGAGAAAGAGAAGCGGTATTTAGTAAAAGTGAAAGGTGTTTATGGATATGGTCGATATCTTAATAAGTCTTTATCATCCAACGAATATTTTTTTGCATCAAATAACGAGGTTAGCGGATATAGAACCAAACACACCCGCAAAGAACTAGAAGGTGCAGGCTTTGGATGGATTTTTTCTTGTGAAGGAATAGAGGTGGAAGAAGTTGAATGAAGAATGGAAGACAATTTTAGAAGCTCCTGATTACGATGTTTCAAACAAAGGGAATATCAGGAACAAAAAAACTAAAAAGAATATAAAAACAAACGTCGTAAAAAGACTTGGGTATGTTTTAGTAAAACTACAGGTTGGAGTAAAAGGAGAGAGAAGGTCGAGAAGTTTTAGGGTTCATAGGTTGGTTGCTAAAGCTTTCATACCTAACCCAGATAATCTTCCACAAGTTGACCATGTGAATGGCATCAAGATCGATAATAGTTCAGAGAATTTGGAATGGGTGACAGGTAAAGAAAATACAGCAAGAGCCTTTAAAAAAGGTTTGGCTAAAATATCTAGCGATGAACACATGAAGGCTATGACAGAAAAAACAAAGAAGGCGTGCGTAATTGTAGATGTTCTAAAAGATAAAAAGTATTTTTTTGATACACGGAGAGAAGCTAGTGCTTTCTTTGGCAAAAGTTATTCTTGGGCGACAACATTGATAAAAACTGGTATAGGAAGTAAAGGGAGATATTATGGATATGATGTTTAACGGCTGGGTGTTTGATTGCCCTGGCGTGGAAGTTGAGGAGGTAACGGAATGATACCAAAATTCAGAGCGTGGCATAAAGAACTTGGCAGAATGATGTCGATTTCAGATATGTGGTTTAACGTTGATTCGTTAGGAGAAATTGGATTGAATGACGCAGTCATGAATGATTATATTACAGTATCTCCTGACGAAATCGAACTCATGCAAACAACAGGTCTTTGTGACAAGGAAGGTACAGAAGTTTTTGAAGGTGATATCTTACATCATCAGATACAGACAGAATATACCTTTATTGTCAAATATGACAAAGAAAAAGGTCGATGGTACGGCGACGGTCTAAGTCGCACCTATCGGATTGACATCGCAAAGAGATTCCTACCCTATTACAAAGTTATCGGCAACATCTACGAGAACCAAGAGATTTTAAAGGAGAAGGAATGAGATATTTTAAAATCCTATGTGTTGTTTTATTCGCATCCTTGCTCGTAGCATGTCACGAGATTTCGAGCGGAACGGTTATAGACAAGTACATTGATGAACCTCACACAATATTCATACCTGTTACGACAGGAAAAAGTTCGGTACTTGTACCAACAAGAACCAAAAGAAGATATATTCTAGTCGTTTCTGGACATACAGGAAATAAGCACGTTGAAGAAACGTTTGAAGTGACAGCTGAGGAATACAAGCACTATGAAATTGGTAATACTTTCATACAAGGTGCCGTTTTAGAAAATAAGAAAGGGGATAAACAATGAGACCTTGTAAATATCCGTATTTAGGAACTACAAAAGCAAAAGAAACAACTAAAAAGGAAAAGCTAGAACTTGTGGCGTTTCCAAACATAGCCATCAGAAAAGATTTGCTCAAGCATGTCTACACGGTTGTCAGCTACCATTCTGGCGCTAGTATTATTTACTTCAGGATTCCTAAAATTCTTGGATACGAGGAGCAAAAAGCCAAAGTAAATCTAAGTTACGAAGAGACGCTGAAGATAATCAATGGGGCTTGAACATGGATAGACTTGAAAATAAATACGCACTTTATAAAGGCGATACTTTTATCACTTGTGGGACGTTAAAAGAAATCAGCGTAGAAACTGGAATATCAATCAAGCAACTCCGCTATTATTCTTTTGATTCGTACGTCAAGAAGTGTCCGAATGGTAAACGACTAATAAAACTAGAAGTCGATAAACTAACCAAGAAACAATGCGAGCGCTTCGCATTTATGCTGAAGCAGAAACGACTAGATAAGAAGTTATCACGCAATGAACTTTCTGAAATATTGGGTTACACAGTATCTGAAATTGAGAAATGGGAAAACAAGCGAAAGCAACCGAATTATTACATTGTCGAAGACGTGGCAACCTATTTCAAAATACCAGTCAATGTTTTGATTGGTGAAGCATAAAGAAAGGGGCGCAAGTGTTATTTCAAGAAATCAACGAGAAAAAGACAATCTCAAACGTGAAGAAAGTATTGCGACAATATCCACGCATTCGTGAAATTGCTTGCGACTTACCGGAACAACGAGTAACGCAGTTGATTACGTTTGAACCAAGAGGAAGCAACGGCCCGTCTAAACAAGTCGAGAAACTAGCAATCAGACGGGTGGATGCTTCGAGGGAACTGGAAGAAATCGAGCAAGCTGTTAGTCGCTTATTCAATCCAAAGTATCGCTTTATTTTATTTAATAAGTATTTAGCGACTGAACCGATGCTGAATTACGAGATACAAGAAAAGTTATGGATTGAAAAAACAAAATTTCAAGACTACTTGAATAGAGCGTGTCTTGCATTCGCTGAACAGTATCAGGGTGGTTGTTTAATCGCTTTCAAAAGTGAACTTTTTGCGGAAACATGAAACGTTTTAAAGTGGTATTATAGTATTGTCAGATAGACCAAAGGTTTGACAGACTCCTATATATTTTTTACTGAAGGGCGTAATGCCCTTTATGGCGACGAAAGGTTCTATAATCTCTTTAATTTTAAAATGGTAAGCTCTACAAACTTTTTGCTCCGTCGGTTCGATTCCGACCGTCGTCTTTAACTTATAAATGGTCGGCAGTAGCGACTGGACCCTGCATGATTGCATGGCTACTTATATCCTAGGTAAGTTATAAGCTAGGTGGTTTGATTCCACTAGGGGTTGTAAATGACTACAACAAAATAAAAAAGAAAAGGTAACCAATATACTATTGATTCTGATAGAGGTTAGTAGTCGCCTCTCGTTAAGTCACTCGCTGAGTGGCTTTTTGATTTTTAAGAAGTGGAGGTGATGGACATTGGGTTAAATCAAAGACAAAAGATGTTTGCGAGCGAGTATTTGAAGACTGGAAATGTCTATCAATCCGCAATATTCGCAGGCTACAGTGATGCTTATGCTAAAACAACTGCTAGTAAATTGCTAGAAAATGCAAGCATTAAAACGTTCATACAAACAGAAACCGAAAAGATGCACGATGAGAATATTTTGAGTGCCAAAGAGGCCCTTTCAATTCTTTCGGACATCGCAAGAGGCAAGCGACTTGAAGAAGTTTTAATGATGAACCCTGTTACTGGTGAGGTGGATAGAGTCAAGAAGAAGGCAGATAATAACACGGTTATTAAAGCGATAGCCGAAATATTGAAACGATATCCAACTGCCAAGCAAGCTGAAAAATTGGAACTTGAGATTGAAAAACTAAAATCACAAATCGGCATGGATGACGAGCATGACGATAAGCTTGTTGAGTTTGCTAAGGCTTTGAGAGGTGCTTTTAATGACAAGTAAATTCACCCCTAAACAAGAGCAAGTCCTTAAGCGGGTCTTAAATGATGATTTTTTTATTTGTGGTCTGCATGGTGCAAAGCGTTCAGGTAAAACCGTTCTAAACAATATGATTTTTATGAATGAGATTGCACGAGTGAGAGAGATAGCTGATAGATTAAACATTGATGAGCCAATGTATATTTTAGCTGGGACCTCTTCAACGTCGATACAAAACAATATCATTCAGGAACTATATAACATGTTCGGTATTGAACCGAAATATGATAAACATGGTGCATTTACTCTTTGTGGAGTCAAAATCATTCAAGTGTATACTGGTTCGATTTCAGGACTAAAACGTGCCCGTGGTTTCACTGCTTTTGGAGCTTACATAAACGAGGCATCATTAGCCAATGAACAAGTATTTAAAGAAATCATCTCACGTTGTTCAGGAGAAGGTGCACGGATTGTTTGGGATAGTAACCCAGATATCCCAACTCACTATCTCAGACGAGATTATATCAACTCTGGAGACGATATGATTATAGATTTTCATTTCAAGTTAGATGATAATACATTCATGTCTGATAGATACCGTGAGAATATCAAGAATGCTACGCCGGAGGGTGTTTTCTATGATCGAGATATTCTAGGTTTGTGGGTAACTGGCGAGGGTGTAGTCTATCGTGATTTTAGTGAGAAGATGTTTGTGGATAATGTACCAGAAGATATCACTAAATTCTACGCTGGTGTCGACTGGGGTTATGAACACTACGGCTCTATCGTGGTTATCGGAGAGTCAGCAGACGGCTCTATCTATTTAGTTGAGGAGCATGCACACCAACATAAAGAGATTGATTTCTGGGTAGGTGTTGCTAAAGATATTAAAAGCCGTTATGGGAACATCACGTTTTGGGCGGATAGCGCACGACCTGAACACGTAGCCAGGTTTCAAAGGGAGCAAATCAAGACGTTCAACGCAAATAAAGCGGTCTTGTCAGGAATTGAAGAAGTCGCTAAGTTTATGAAAGCTGGGCGCTTTTTTGTTGTATCAGATAAAGTAAGCCGTTTTAAGGACGAGGTCTACCAGTACATCTGGAATGAGAAAACAGGCGAACCAATCAAAGAGAATGACGACGTGTTGGATGCCCTGCGCTATGCGATTTACTCAAAACAAACACAACCAAAGGCAACCGTTAAGAGAAAATCTCTTTATGGTTTGTAGAAAGGGAGAACATGTATAAATACTTAACCTATCCACGGGATGGATATGACGAAACAGATCTAAAGGCTGAATTGATTTATAAGCTGATCCGCAAACACGCAAACGAGCGAGAGGATTTGCAAAAATTAAAACGTTACTACATCGGAGAACATTCTATTCTTGAACATGAAAGGCGCAATCCTAACGCTCCAAACTTTAAAACAGTAGCTAATCATGCTAAGGATATTGCAGACACGGCCACAGGTTATTTTCTAGGCAGTCCGATTACCTACAACAACACAGGTAAGAGCGACCTTGATTCGTTGCTGGTTGCATTTGATAACGCAGAAGTCGACCAAGTGGACACGCAGAACGCTCTTAACATGGCTATTTATGGGCGTGCTTACGAATACATCTATGTCAAAGAAGGTTTGAACGAGCTTGACTCAGCTAGTCTTGATGTCGAGAATACATTTATAGTTTACGATGATAGTATTGAACGCAGACCCTTGTTTGCGGTCTACTACTACGAGGTTAAGGACGATTCAAAAGACACTAAGACATACCAAGCAGAGGTTTTCACTCAAAACTTGCACTACCATATTGTTTTGAGTGATTCGTCAGGTTCGTATGTGAAGAAACTTGATGTAGAGCCACACCACCTTGGTCAAATCCCAATCATTGAGTACAAGAATAATAACTTTGCGATTGGCGATTACGAGCAACAAATTAGCTTGATTGATGCTTATAATTCTTTGATGGGTAACCGTGTTAACGACAAAGAGCAAGCGATTGAGTCTATCCTTGTCTTGTATGGAGCACAGTTAGGAGACACGCCCGAAGAAACCCACAAAGCTATGTCTATCCTTAATGAAGAAGGGCTTTTGGAGCTTCCAATGGATGCCAAGGCTGACTTCTTAAAAAATATGCTGGACGAGGGCGCTACTGAAATCTTACGTAAAGCCTTGAAAGAGGATATTTACACCTTTAGCCACGTACCGAACTTGACAGACGAAAAGTTCGCAGGGAACAGTTCAGGGGTAAAATAGTTGCCCTCCTCAAAGGTAACTTTGAGGTAATAAATCGGGTTAAAATTGGAAGGCGTAAAACAGTAATAACCTAGATATTTATATTCTATTATGGTATAATAAGAATATAAATATCTAGGAGAAAACAAATGATAAAAGATAAAATGCACAAACATCTAAACCAAGTTTATTACTCTATGTTAGCAAGATGTTATGATGAAAAACATTGGGCTTATAAATGGTATGGTAAACGTGGGATAGGTGTTTCTGATGAATTTAGTGATGTAGCTAAGTTCAGAAGTTGGGCGATGCAAAACGGAGTAGAATTCGGTTTGCAATTAGATAGGATAGATAATGACAAAGACTACTCACCAAGTAATTGTAGGTGGGTTCCTGAACATACAAATAAACGTAATCGTTCTGATAACGTTAAGTATAAGGGATATATCTTGAGAGACTATCTAAAAAAATTATCTGAAGAAAGCAACATTTCTTTTTCAACTCTTGTCTACAGATATTATCGTTCAATAAAACGAGATGATTTAGTTGTTGACGATGATACAATTGATGATATTTTATTGAATTATAAAAAATATGATTTAAGACAATTTTCAAAAGGTGTAGATATGTCTGACAAGACAATTGTTAGAGATGAAAAAGGAAGGATTGTAACATATTACTGAAGCTAATCAATTACCACTGCTGATAGAAATATCAGTAAGGTTTAACGACTAGATAGAGTAAGCTAAGTAAGAAACGGTACATAGTATCGTTTTTTTATATGCAGAAATATCCACGAAATCCGACACCCTGATAGGGGTGAAGAGATAGTCTGAACTTGCGGGAAACCGTAAGAAGTAGAGGATAAAGAGCCTCTACGGTAACAACATTGAGCTATGGAGTACAAGCTACTCGGTCTTGAAATGATTACTAAAATCAAAGAGGCAAACTACAAACGTGGTATCCGTCAACGTATCAGTATCTTTGCTAAATACTTAGGTTTACAACAGATTGCGCTTGACGCAAACTCTATTGTTCCTCAGTTTAGCCGTGGCTTACCTAAGAACTTACTTGAATTGTCACAAGTTATTAATAACCTTGACGGTAAGGTTTCACTTCGTCAGCTTATTTCTCTCTTGCCATTCGTTGAAGATCCTGATGCTGAATTAGAAGAACTCGAGGAAGAGAAAGAGAAGAACATGGAACGTGTGCCGTTCTTTAATCAGGCCAACACGAAGCCAGACGAAGAGGTAACAGATGAAGAACGAGGAGTATTGGGCAAAGAGGAAGGCTAATCTCATCTATGAACAGATGGATAAAGCTGAAAAGCAAGCGGATAAGTTTGACGATATCTACAAGCAATCAAAAGCCTATCTAGATAAACAAATCAATAAGGTCTTTGACAAGTTTCAACGTGATTACGGTTTGAGCGAGCGTGATGCTCGTCATGTCTTAAAGAACATGAAAGACCAAAAGGACCTGAATGAACTTCGCAAGGTTCTTGAAGCTAGACCGAATGACCCTAATATCCAACGCTTGCTTGCTGACTTAGACAGTCCAGCTTATTCTTTCCGTATGAAGCGTTTAGAACGTTTGAGCGACGATTTAGACCGTATGCGTGAGTCTATCTATCATTCCGAGAAGAAGGGCTCAGATGAGTTCTATGGCGACCTTATGAAAGACAGTTACTACAAAGCTACTTTTGACTTGCAGCAGCAGACAGGTCTTGCTTATAGCTTCTCTGACCTACCTGAGACTGAAATCAAGCGCCTGAGGGGGCTAAAATGGACAGGAGAAGCTTACTCTGATAGGATATGGTCAAATACAGGGGCGCTCGCTTCAAGCGTGAAGGACGAGCTCCTAGTAAGCCTCATGACTGGTCGGAGTGCGAGAGTCACAGCTCAAGCAATCGCAGAACGGTTTGAGGTCGGCAAAGGCAAAGCTAGGCGTTTAGTTCGTACTGAGTCAGCGTTCTTTCATAACCAGATGGAACTGCTCAGCTATGAAGATGCTGAGATTACAAAGTATAAATTCGTAGCCGTACTTGATAAACGGACATCGCATATTTGTCAACAACACGATAACAAGGTTTATAACACAGACGAGGCCGTTCCTGGTGTCAATTATCCACCTCTACATCCATGGTGTCGGTCTACGACTATCGCACACGATGATGATATCGACTACAGCAAGTTAGAACGTAGGGCTAGAAATCCTGAAACAGGCAAAGTCGAGTACGTTCCTGCTGATATGTCTTATAAAGAGTGGTATGATAAATACGTTGCAAAAGACAAAGGAAAGAGTTATAATCAGAACGTGAACACGATTGACTTAATGGCTAAACAACGCTCTTTCACAGTCGGGAATGATATTAGAGTCAAAACAAAGAAATTGACTGGAACGGATTTTGATTTTTGGGTACAAGATGACACAAAGAAAATACGAGATTCGGTTTTAAATGTTAATACTATTTTTCAAGAACTGGACTCCTATAAGAAACCAACTGTTGTATTTTTGAAAAAATCGAGACTTCCTGGTTTAGCGGGATATGATTATAAACAAGACACTATGTTTATAAGTGATGATTTCCATTCAGAAAAAGAATTCAAAGAAATTTTATCGGATGGATTTTTTGCTTCAAAAAACATCAGGGATGCGCTTATTCATGAGTTGACTCATAAAAAACATTGGGATTCTGCTAAAGCATTTTACAAAAAGAATAAAAAGAGGTATAATAACCTTGAAGAAGCAATGAAGGCATTAAATGCTCCGTTGGTGTCGTATGTGAAAACACAACAAAACCTTGATATGATGTATCTTCACAAAATTAGTATTAATGCGTTAGCTGCTTTTGAGAAAAATAATATCAATGAATTAGTAGCTGAAGTCGGTGTTTTAGCTGAAGACACACCAGATAAAATATTGTTACAAAAAGTTAAGGAGGTACTGAAATGGAAGTAATGGCGTTACCTAGTAAAGAAACAATGCAATTCTATACAGAAATTTATCCATGGGTAAAATCCAGTTACCCAGATGACGAAACTCCTAGATTTGTATTTCAAGAGGATACCCCTAATCACATTTTTGAAACGTTTAACCGTATTAAAGGTAAATTAGGTTACGAATATGCAAGGTAACTTTATGATACCTTTGAAATTAAACCAAAACTTGAATTTGCTTATTAATAGTTGTCAAAGCACCTAGAGAAATCTAAGTGCTTTTTTCATGCTCAGAAAGGAGGAACTTATGTTCATTTGGGAATGGGTATCAATCGCTTTTGGTTGGTTGGTATTTTTATTACTGGTATCTTTTATCTTTTTGTTTATCAAAAACTTAAACAAAGAGCTTAAGAAAAGAAAGTAGGTGATCCGACATCTTGACTGGTAGGAATAGACTGCTATAAATCACTGTAAATTGCTATAAACCGTATCAGAATTAATGCGGTTTTTGTATTTAAGAAAAGGAGAAACTGTGAAAGTCAAAGAACTTGCTGAACTTGTAGGAGAAGGAACATACTTCAATGTAACCAGTGGCGAAAAATGGCTAGAGGGTGAGCATTCAGTAGATTTTTTGAATTGTGAACTAGAAATAAAAAATATTTCCGTTTCTGCTTGTTCAACTATGATTATCGAAACATAACCGTATATAACCTATGCGGTTTTTATATTGTCCGAGCATTGATGACAAAAAAAGCCATGGAATTATATAGTCGGGGACGACTTTAAAAATAGGAGGTTCGTAATGAACGAAGAAACACAAACAGTCGAAGTCGAAACGGTTGAAGCTCAAGGGGTGCCTGCAGAACCTACTATCGAGGAGCAACCGCAAGACGAGAAGAAGTACACAGATGCAGACGTTGATGAAATCATCAATAAAAAGTTTGCTAAGTGGAAATCAGAGCAAGAAGCTAAAGAAAACGAAGCAAAGAAACTTGCCAAAATGAACGCTGACGAGAAACAGAAATATCAGTTAGATCAGCGTGAGCAAGAACTAGCTAACCGTGAACAGGTGCTTGCTCGTAAAGAATTGACCGCAGAAGCTAAGACAATGCTGAGTGAACGTGGCTTGCCAATTGAATTAGTGAACGTGATTGATTTGTCGAACGCAGAAACAGTGACCGATTCGGTTGCAAGTATTCAGAAATCGTGGGAAGAAGCAGTTCAGAAGGGAATTGCTGAGCGTACAAAAGGCGGAGCACCTATTAAGACTGCGCCACAACAATCAACAGAGCTTACTAAAGCTCAATTTTACAGAATGAGCCATGCAGAAAAGGCGAACTTGAAACAGACAAACCCTGAACTGTATGATTCATTTTTGAATTAGAAGAAGGAGAATTTAAAAAATGACACAAACTAAAATTGCTAATCTAGTAAATCCTCAAGTTATGGGGGATATGGTAGCTGCTAAGTTACCTAAAAAACTACGTGTTGCACCATTTGCAACAATTGACCGTACTTTGGTCGGTGTACCTGGTAACACAATCACAGTACCATCTTACACATACATTGGTGATGCAGAAGACGTAAATGAAGGAGTAGAGGCTGGAGTAGTTACTCTTGGTACTTCTACTAAGACTGCTACAATCAAAAAAGCAATGAAGGCAGTAGAATTGACCGATGAGGCAGTTCTTTCAGGTTACGGAGATCCAGTAGGTAATGCTGAGAACCAGCTTGCACTTGCAGTTGCATCTAAAATCGACAACGATGCTTTGGATGCTCTTTTGGCAACAAACACACGTAAGTACGACTCTAAAACTAAAGCAATCAGCTATGACGTTATCGTGGACGCTATTGATTTGTTTGAAGAAGAAGTTAATACTGAAAAAGTAATGTTTGTCAACCCTAAACAAGTAACTACTTTGCGTAAGGATCCTAACTTCATCTCAGCTGATAAATATCCAGCTAACGTTGTTATGACTGGTGAGATTGGTACAATTGCAAACACTCGCATCGTGCCTACTAAGAAAGTAAAACTTGACACAACTAGCGCATTTTACACTTGCCCTATCATCAAGCTTACTCATGATGACGAAACTGAACAGGACACTGCAGCATTGACAGTTTACCTTAAACGTGACCCGAACGTTGAAGTAGACCGTAAGTCTTTGAAACGTACTACTGAAATCTCAATTGATGAGTTCTACACAGTGGCTGTTTCTGACGACTCTAAGGTAGTGCTTGCGGAAATTAAGAAATAATGAAAGTTAAAGCTATACAATCATTCAATGACTGGGAAGCTGGGATTAGACGACAAGAAAATGAAGTCTTTGAAATTACGGACGAGCGCTTTGAGGTGCTTGAAAATAATTTAAAGGTCAGCTTCAGCGTGTCTATTTCGGATGTCCTTGAAATCATTGAAGAAGAAAGCGAAATACAAGGAGACGAGACGACTCCTTTAGATTAGGAGGTCTTATGGAACTTGAAAAACTAAAAACATTGACAGGCGAGAGTGACGAGACAGTCCTCTCGTCTTTGATTTTAAGAGCTGAAAATATTATCTTATCTGAAACTAACCGAGACAAACTAACACCTGCCCTTGAAAGGTTGGTGCCTGAGATTGTTATCGAGCTCTATAACCGTTCAGGAAGCGAGGGAGAACAGTCAAGAAGCGAAGGTGGTATATCTGTTACCTACTCTGACAATGGGTTGTCTACGGGCGTTTTACAGCGTGTACGAATGCATCGCTTAGCAAGGGTGGCTGGTCATGTTTTTGAAAAAGAGTAGACTGAAACCCTACCCTCTCAGACGGTTTGAAAAGACTGTATCAGATGAGGGCGTTGTTAAAGAAGGATATGCGGACGAGGTTGAGGAAGTACGACTTGAGTTGTGGCCAGCTAGTAGTAAGCTACAATCTGAAATCTACGGAGACCGTATCAACGATATTTTGAACGCAAATGCGAGCAAGGATGCAGATATCAACGTTAAAGACGGGGTCTGTATCGATAGCAAGACAGAGGTCACGCATCGGGTTATTTCAAAGAAAGTATACAGTCAACATCAAGTCTTGGAGTTAGAACGTGTCAGAGCTTCTAGGGGCAGATAGACTCATAGCTAAATGCCGTAAATTGGCAAGCAAACAAGTAGGTGAGGATATCGTTTTACGTGCGGTACACAATGCTTCTAAGACTGTTGTTCAGGCGGATGCTAAACTAAGAGCGCCATCAAATGATGGCGAGCTGAGAAACAGTATTAAGACTAGGGTTAAAATGGACGGAGACAAGGTCATAGGAGAGGTTTACACAAATCTACACTATGCTCCTTATGTCGAACTTGGAACTGGACCAAAAGGTCAAGCAAGCCACGCTGGGATTTCACCAGATGTGAACGTGTCTTATCGTTCCACACCTTGGTTCGTGCATGAAGACCAGATTGACGTAGGACCTTATCACTTCCAAAAAATGGGAGAGTTCTATAAAATGTATGGTCAGCCAGCGCAACCTTACTTGTATCCTGCCTTGAAAGAAAACCACGACCGCATATCAAACAACATTTCAAAATACGTTAGTAGAAAGATTAGAGAACAGATAAGATGATTAATATTAAGCCAGTTATTTATAAAGAATTGCAGAAGGTTGCAGATAATGTGACCGATACTTATCCAAGCGATTGGGAGACTTTCCCAGTCGTTATTTTTTTGGAAGAACAAAACAAGCCAGGCGACTGGTTCGACGATAAAGAACAAAAAACAACAATTCGCTATAAGGTTGATATCTTCGATAATGATAGCACTAGCAACCTCGCAG